TATAGCCACATTTATAATCTATCCACAGTTCAAATGTCTAATGACAAAGGAACGTGGTTTGGTTGGGATGTTTCAAAAGTTGGTCCTGTTGAAGATTCAGATCTTTATGGCATGGCTAAATCTTTTGCAACTAGCGTAGGTAAAGGTGAGACGCAAGCTAAGTACGGCTCAGAAGAAGCTGAGACTAAGCAACCATACTAGATCCTAGGTAGTGGGCGTTTAAGCGAGAGTGGAGACGCCCACTTTAATTGTGCTATATGATAGAAAGTTTTAGAGAAATATTTACAGGTTTGGAACGTGCCCACGGTGTCACTAAAGTTGGACACTCAAATGGTGATGGCACAAAAGTTCAAGGCAAATCATTTATTAAAAGAGAACCAGTTACAGATGAACTTTGGAGAAGACATTTACAAGGTACAGACAGTTTGGGTATTATACCTATTAACGATGACAACGTATGTAAATGGGGTTGTATTGATATAGATTCATATGCAGGGTTTGATCACAAAAAATTAGTACAAAAAATTAAAAATTTAGATTTACCATTAGTGGTTTGTAGATCAAAGTCAGGTGGTGCACATGTATTTTTATTTACAGAAGGTTATGTGACTGCAAAACTTATGCAAGATAAGTTAACACAAATAAAAGCAGTGTTGGGTTACAGTGGTTCAGAAGTTTTTCCAAAACAAACACAATTAAAATCGGAAGATGATACAGGAAATTTTTTAAATTTACCATACTTTAATGGTGATGACACAACAAGATACGCCTTTAATAATTTGGGTGAAGCTGTTAATCTAAAAAGTTTTTTTGATTTGTATGATTCTAAAAAAATTACATCAAAAGTTTTAGAAAGTTTAACAATAAAAAGACCTGAGACTCCATACTCTGATGGACCACCTTGTATAGAACTTATGGCACAAAATAAAGTTGGTGAGGGTGGACGTAATAATGCATTGTTTCATTATGGTGTGTATGCAAAAAATAAATGGCCAGACAATTGGAAATCAAAAGTAGTTGTGTTTAATGAAACTGCAATGGACAAACCATTGTCAGATACAGAAGTAGATATAATTACAAAGCAACACGACAAAAAAGAATGGGGATACAAATGTAAAGATGAACCTATGTGTAGTCTTTGTGACAAAACATTGTGTAGAACTAGAAAGTTTGGAATAGGACAAGAAATAATGTTTCCTAACTTGACTGACCTACAAGTTATAGATTTAGAAGATCCATATTATTACATGAACGTAGATGGACAGAGATTAAAATTAGAAAGCGTAAAACATTTAAGACAACAAAGTTTATTCCAGGAGTCTTGCATGGTGCAATTAAAATTTAGACCACCAACTTTAAAAGAAAAAGACTGGGTTGTTGTAACTAATCAATTGTTAAACAATGCAGAAATAACAGAACCAGCAGAGGGATTACGTACAGAGGATCAGTTACAGAATCATTTACAAGAGTATTGTTTGAACAGGGTATCTGTAGATTCTAAAGAAGATTTACCAAGAGGTGGTACCTGGACAAACAACGGACAACATCACTTCGTGTTTGATAAATTTTATCACAATCATTTGATGAGAAGAAGATGGGATCTTGGGTATTCAAGAACGGCAGAAATGTTGAGAGAAAAATGTGGTTGTGAAGACAAACGTATAGGTAAAAATAAATTATCTGTTTACGTTGTAAAAGAATTTGAAGCTAAAGATGACGAGTACAAACAAAAGAAACTAAAAGAGGAGTCACCATACTAATGAAAACAATAGTATTAGGACCACCAGGTACAGGTAAGACAACTACATTGTTAAATAAAGTAGATGACTATCTTAAACAAACAGATCCAGATAAAGTTGGGTACTTTGCATTTACGCAGAAGGCTGCGTATGAGGCTAGAGATAGAGCTATTAAAAAATTTAATCTTGAAGAGGATGACCTACCATATTTTAGGACACTACACTCACTAGCGTTTAGAAGATTAGGCATAAAAAAAGAAGATGTAATGCAACGTAGACACTATCAAGACTTTGGTAAAAAAATAAAAGAAGAGATTAAATATGCAGAGTATGAGAACGATCACAACGGAATCTTTACAACAGACAGTGAATACTTACGAGTAATTAATCTTGCAAAACTAAAAGAGATAACACCCATACAACAATACAATCTACAAGAACATAACCAGGAGCTAGATAAAGATAAACTAATAATAATTTCTAACGAATTAGAACGATACAAAAAAGAACATAATCTAATTGACTTCAATGATATGATTATGGATTTTACAAAATCAGATGCCGCTGTACCAAAGTTTGATGTTGTATTTATAGATGAAGCACAAGACTTATCTAAAATGCAATGGCACATGGCTAAAACTATTTGGCAAAAGACAACAGATTCTTTTATTGCAGGTGATGATGACCAAGCAATATTTAGATGGGCAGGAGCGGACGTAGATTCTTTCATAGCACAGAAAGGACAAATGCTACCTTTGCAGCAGTCTTACAGGATTCCTGCAAGGGTACATGGATTAGCTATGGGTATAATAAATAAAATTAAAACAAGAATAGATAAAACATGGCAACCAAAAATACATCAGGGATCTTTGTCCAGGTATTATAACTTTGAAGAAATAAATATGTCTTCAGGTGAATGGTTAGTTTTAGCTAGAACAAAATACATGTTGGATAATTTAGAAGAAGATCTATATTTAAAAGGTTACTACTATCAAAATAAATTTAGAAAGCAAAGAGAACACACACTACATTTAGCAGCGATAGATTGGGAGAATGCTAGAAAAGGACAACCACTATCTTATGATCAAGTAGAAAGAATATATAGCTACATGAACATAGATAAATCTAAATTAAAAAGCATGACAAAAGATAGTATGTATGACTTGCCAATGCTAAGTGCACACTATGGTTTAAAAAATGATGACGTGTGGTTTGAAGCATTTGATGCAGCACCAAAAAGAGATGTACAATATTTAAGAAAGATGAGAAAGAACGGGGAGAAGTTAAATGAAGCACCACGAATAACTTTATCTACAATACATGGTGCAAAGGGTGGTGAGTGTGAGAATGTTGTGTTGCTTACAGATTTAAGTTTAAACACAATGAAGTCATACGAACAAAATCCAGACGACGAGAATAGATTGTTCTATGTTGGTGCAACAAGGACCAAGGAACATCTACATGTTGTTGAACCAAAACAAAAATATAAAGGATACAATCTATGACAAGTAAAGATATATTTAACGATGCGTTTCCACAAGATAAACAAATCGGAGGATCTCACTACAAAAATTTTCACATTCAGCCGTATGAATTTATTTCAAAAAATGATTTATCATTTTTTCAAGGCAATGTTGTAAAATACGTTTGCAGATATAAAAACAAAAATGGTGTACAAGATTTACAAAAGATTATACACTACTGTGAATTGGAAATTAAAAAATTACAAGATAAGAAATGATACAGAAACCTTTGTTCAGTCCACAGGTAGAATGGCTACCACCAGAAGAATTTAAAGATCTATCAAAATATGATGAGATTGCAATTGACCTGGAGACAAAAGACCCGGAGCTAAAAACCATGGGATCTGGATCTGTGACTGGTAAAGGTAGAATTGTAGGTATTGCACTAGCAGTAGAGGATTGGTCCGGATATTACCCAATAGCTCACGAAGGTGGTGGTAATATGGATGAGCAAAAAGTGCTAAAATACTTTGGAATGATTCTAAGTTTGCCAGCTAGAAAGATCTTTCATAATGCTATGTATGACGTATGTTTTATTAGAGCTGCAGGACTACATATAGCTGGGGACATCGTAGATACCATGATTGCTGGCTCTCTCGTGGACGAGAATCGCTTTCGTTACGATTTAGGCTCCATGGGTAGGGATTATCTTGGAAAGGGCAAAAACGAGGCTATATTGACCGAAACAGCCAAGGAATGGGGCATAGATGCTAAGTCTGAGATGTATAAGCTGCCTGCAATGTATGTTGGTGAATATGCTGAAAGAGATGCTGAAATGACCCTGGAATTGTGGCAAGAGATGAAGAAAGAAATATACTCTCAAGATATAGAAGATATATTTAAATTAGAGAGCGAACTATTTCCTTGCCTCGTAGATATGAGATTTTTAGGCGTGCGTGTAGATACCGAAGCTGCTCACAAATTGAAAGAAGAATTAGTTGCAGAAGAAAAAGCGTGCCTACAAAAAGTAAAAACAGAAACACAAGTAGATGTCCAAATATGGGCTGCTCGATCGATTGAGCAAGTCTTTCAAAAACTAAACCTACCTTATGACCGAACTGAGAAAACAAGTGCTCCATCTTTTACAAAAAACTTTCTACAGAATCATCCTAATCCTGTTGTTAAAAACATTGCACGTGCTAGAGAAATAAATAAAGCACATACAACTTTTATAGATACCATATTAAAACATTCACACAAGGGTAGAATACACGCTGAGATAAATCAATTGAGATCAGACTCGGGTGGCACAGTAACTGGTAGATTCAGTTATAGTAATCCTAACCTACAACAGATTCCAGCACGTAACAAAGAACTAGGACCAAAGATTAGATCTCTATTTATACCAGAAGAAAATTGTAAGTGGGGTGTGTTTGATTACAGTCAACAAGAACCAAGATTAGTTGTGCACTATGCAGCAATACAAAACATGTATGCAGCAGGTGATGTATTAGATGCTTACAAAGAAGGTGATGCAGACTTTCACCAGATTGTAGCTGACATGGCAGAGATACCAAGAGACCAAGCAAAGACAATTAACCTTGGCTTGTTTTATGGTATGGGTAAAAATAAATTACAAGCAGAGTTGGGTGTTAATAAAGAGAGAGCTAATGAATTATTTAAACAATACCATGCACGTGTACCATTTGTAAAACAACTTATGGATAGTGTAATGTCAAGAGCACAAGACCGTGGTAAAGTTAGAACGTTGCTGGGCAGACTATGCAGGTTTCATTTATGGGAACCTAATCAATTCGGTATACATAAGGCATTGCCACATGAAGCAGCACTCGCGGAACACGGACCAGGGATTAAAAGAGCTTATACATACAAAGCTTTAAATAAATTAATACAAGGTTCAGCAGCTGACATGACAAAGAAAGCAATGATAGAATTGCACAAACAAGGTATAATACCACACATACAAGTGCATGATGAATTAGATATTTCTGTAACGGGACCCGAGCAAGCAGTTCAAATAAAAGATGTGATGGAAAGTGCAGTTGACTTAGAAGTGCCTAATAAGGTAGACTATGAATCTGGTCCAAACTGGGGCTCAATTAAATGAGGTTATTTTATGGCTTACTTAAATGGAAATATTCCTGTACAATATGCGCAAATAAAAAGGGAGTATTTATATGATCTTAAAAAACATAAAGGCGAAGTTGAAGACTGTATTGTCTTCGGCGTTACAGCTATTACCGGCAGAGCTTTACTCTTCCATGCCATCATGGAAAACGGTGCTGTCTTTTATCGTTTACCCATATCAGCTTTTATACAGCGTGGTTACAAGGCAGAAGAAGTTCCGATTAGAAGATTGGATGAATTGGAATTGTGGAATAGTTTTTCTTATTACCCTGCTATTACTACTTGGGATATTTTAGAAGCACAATCCGGAAAATACATAGGTAAAGACAAGAAGTGGCATCATGGTAAATATTTATTTACTGTTGACTTTGCGCATCCAGAGCCTAATATACTAGACACTGATCATTCTGAGATCCCGCACGAGCATAAGTGCGCTCACATACTTGCATTAGATGATGGCAACTATGCGGCACAGCCAAACAATAGATTAATTTGGAATATACCTTCTTTCACAGTTAAGGATAGTACACCTGATTGGAAGGTACAAACCAGCGAATGGAATGTAGAAGATGTCAGTCAATGGAGAACAGAGGACACAGACAATTTCTTCTACGAAATAGAGGAAAAGAAAAATGAATCTAGTTGATTTATTAAAAAAAAATATTGTCATGGTGCCTGTTGTGGCTTCACTTGTTGTGGGGACATTTACAGGTGTTAGATATGTTGTTAATCTAACTGATAGTATTAATACATCAGAGCAACAAATTATAAATCTTGAAAGAGATCTTAAACAAGCACAAAAAAATATTGCAGAAATAAATACAAGATTGTCCTCGGCCGAAGCAACATGGCAGATGGCAGAAAATTTATATAGACAGTTAGCAGATGAAGTTAGAGAGCATGCTTACGATATTAAAGATTTAAGTAGGTAATGAATTATGGAGATAGCCAGGATGAATTATTACTTTACAGGAATTCTCATTTTAATGTTAACAGCTTTGGCGTTCTGCACAACTCCAGCATATCCTAGAAATGAGTATCTCAATGATGGTACTAATACTTGTAGTACTGGTTCTTTTGACATATCGGTTGAACAAAGGGATTCGGAAAATAGGTATAGACACAATAATCCTGATAACAATTATAATAGCCCTTCTGATGATCAATCAATAAGATTTACTTGGAGAAAATATTTAGGTTCAGCCTGCACAAAAGAATTTAGACAGATACAAACAGAAAATGCACAACTAAAACAACAGCTAGAGCTGATGAAAATGTGTGGAAAAGTCAATAATAATCCCACTATTCAACGTAATCCTAACTTCGCATTGCTAGTACAAAAATGTTCTGGTATAATCATTCCTGAAAATAAGAAGCC